ATAAAAATTGGCAAAATACTTCTAAACCGTTTGATATAACTAAATTTGTTGAAAATAAAAAGAAAACTAAAATTAATATTGAACGTGTTGGTAATAATGATGATATTATTATTAATCAATAATTCATTTATTATTATAATTGATTTATAAAATATTAATCAATACTTTATAAATCAATTGTAATAATTCATTTATAATTATAACTGATTTATAAAGTATTGATTAATTTTCTCTTGTTTTCGTCTATCATATATTCGTAAAGAATTTACCCATGGAGATGGTTGTGAGAACATTGTTGAGAATATCCCTGATACTGGTATTGGATCTAATTGTTCTTCGGCAAATGTTCTTGGTATATAACGATATATTATTTGTGGTTCTTTATTTTTTGAACTATTTATTTTAACTATTTCTACTACTATCAATAATATTCCTAAAAATATTAATATTACTATTAATGAATTTAACATATATATTATATATATTTAATATGATATATTAAATATATATAATATATATGTTAAATGTATTGATAATAATATTTATAAAATAAAAATATTACTATTAATTATTATAAATTTATTCTTTTTGTTTTTGCTGTAATTTGTTATATACTGATTGTAATTTATTTAATTTTTCATCTATTGATTCTACTTTATCTTCTTTAGTTTTTAATTCTTTCTCTAATTTCTCTAAATTTTCCTTTTCCTTTTTAACTTCTTCTTCTTCTTTCTCTACTTCTTTTAATTTATTTTCTATTTCTACATCTTTCTTTGTCATTTCTTTCATTTTATTATTCTTTTTTTCTTCTAATTTCTTTCTCATTCTGTCTATTCGTTGGTCTTTCTTACTTTTTTCTTCATTCTTTGCATTATTTAACATATCTTCTTTTCGTTGTTTTTCCATTAATTTGGCTTTTTCAAGATTTTCTTTATATCCCTTAACTAATTCATTTAATTCTTTTTCTTGATATACTTGATCTTCTGCTGAATTTGGATCTGGATCCCATGGTAACCATTTACCAACTGGTCCTACAAATACATGAAAATCTGGATCACTTAATCTAAATTCTTCTGCTTTTTTCTTTGCTACTTCATAATCATCTACTATTCCATGTATTTTTAATCCTCGTATTTTACAATTTTTTATTCCTTCTGGTGATACGAATGACATTAATACCCAGTTTTGTTTTACTCCTCTATATTCAAATTCTGTATTTTCTTTTAAATAATCAATATATTTTGGTTCTGTCATATATATCTCATATTTTTTTTTATTTAAGTATTTTTACGCATCTATTTATATTCAAAAATTTACAAAATTTCTATTTTTAAAATTTTTGAATCATCACAACCTTATGATTTTTTTTGTTCTTCATTTGGTTGTGAATCTCTGTGTTTCACTTGGTCGTGAATCTATGTGTTTCACTTGGTCGTGAATCTCAGTTCTTCTTGGACTTGAACATCTTCGTTGGTTCAATAGTCCGTCCAGACAGAGGCTTCCTGATGATCTTGTTGCGAGTGCGTCGGTGGATACGGTCTCCAAGACGAAGACCTTGCAACATCAGGGCGACAGTGAAGTCTGAAATGGGAGTCTCCATCCCTGGTCCTACGGAAACTTGCAGACGATAGCGAGATGATGCATCACATTCCATCTCATTACCGTCATCGTCGTCATCGTCATCGTCGACGTCATCGTCGTCGTCGTCGTCGTCATCGTCGTCGTTGGCGTCATCGTCGTAGTCGTTCCTGTTGTCGATAACATGGTAAAAGTGAATCGGTGCAAAGGACACACGGCGAGGAGGACGAACGGGACGAGCAGGAGCGGATGGGATCGTCACTTGAATGAGACGATCGGGAGTGGTCGGTGTTGGTTGTTCAGTTCCATCAGAGGGGAACAGAGCCTCAGGGATCAGTCCATCACCAATGGGGAACACTGGTGTTGGACGCGTGATGCGACGAGCCTTCGGAGCAGAAGGGATGGTCACCAGAATGGGACGGGTCGGCGTTGTCGGCGTGGTCTGAACCATTCCATCAGAGGGGAACAGACACCTCGGAGTCATTCCACGACCAATGGGATACACTGGAAGTGGATACCGTCCTGCTTGGTTGGGGCGGGGGATCGGTGGCGGATTCTCACGGGTAGTGAGTTTCACTTGTTGCGGTGTCATCGGATTCTGACTCATCTTTAACTTAAATATCTATTTATAATGGACTTTACAGTAATTTGAATTTTCAATTTTTTTTAAGTTAAAAATAAGATATATATTGCAATATATCTTATTTTTAATAAATATTAACAAGAACAATTTTTTTTAATATCTTTATTAAGGAGTGAATTATCATCATTAATATTAAGTTCATCTAAAGTATGTTTAATATCAAGACGTTTTTTTGATGTTTCAACAATATCATTTAATAATACATCAATATTAAAATTAGTTTTAGCAGATACAAAAAATATTTTAATATTTAATTCATTTTTAAATTGTTGTGTTAATTCTAAATTAATATTATTAATATAATTTTCATTTACTTTATCAGTTTTATTTCCAATAATATATATAGAACAATCTTTATTATTATTAATTACTTCATTAAAATATAATTTCATACTTTTATAATTTATATTAACAATATCAAATACCAATAATACAATATCAGCATCTCTATAATATAATGGTAATAATGGAGCAAATCGTTCTTGTCCAGCAGTATCCCAAATATTTAATTTAATATCATCAATCAGTTTAGAAGTATAACTTGCTCCAATAGTTATAGGAACAATTTCATCAAAATTATTAAATAAAAATCTTCTACAAATAGAAGTTTTTCCAGCACAACTATCACCAATAAAAACTAACTTAAAATTATTACCCTTCATATAATTAATTTATAAATAAATATATTAACATTTACAATTAGATTTAGTATTAGTTTCAGATAAATTTATAACTTCTCTATTTTTTGAAATATTTGTAAATTTACATAAACTAATTATATGTTCATTTAATTGATTTATATTATCATTGGTTTTTACTGATAAATATATATAATTTGATATATTAGTATTATCTAATCTTTTTCGTATTAGTGTATCTATACTTATTATGTATTCAATTTTTATTAAATCTGTTTTATTACCAATAATTATTATCCAATAATTTCCATGTTTATTTTCATTTAATTCATTTATATAATAAAACATCTTATTTATACTTGATATACTGGTAAAATCAAATAATAATAATATTATATCAGCATTTCTATAATATTGTTTTGATATACTATCATATCTTTCTTCACCTCCTGTATCCCAAAAATCTAATCTAATATTATCAACACAATATGGATAATATATACATCCTACTGTTGGTGATGTATTTATAAATATATTTTTTGTTAATCTATTTACTAATGATGTTTTTCCAACTCCAGATGCCCCTAATAAACATATATTATATATCTGATTTATCATTTATTTTAATATTTAAAAATATTAAAATATATTTAAAATCAATTTTTTCTAATTATTTTTAAGATAATATTTATTATAAATATTTGGTAAAATATATTTATAATAAAGAGATTTTTTAATAGTTTTAGATATATTATTTTTATAAATAGGATTTATAATTTTTTTTTGATTATAAATTACTGGATTAAAGAATTCATAAATAGGATCTATATTAATATCTATATCAATATCAGGTATCATAATATTAATAAATATTAATATTTTTTTATAATAATTACAATTAATAAAATTAAAAATAAAATAAAAATATATAATGTATAATTTTCTATATTTAAATTAAATAATAATTTATCTAATAATCTAAATGGTAAGAATAATAATGGGCGTTCTCTTATTGTTGGTTTTATATTAGTATCTATATTTTCTTTTAATAAAATATCTTTACTGACATTATTACCAGCAATACACGCAGCTTCCATAGAAAATATATCAATAGTTTCTTTAATATAAGCAGTTGATATATACATATTATTGAATGGTGATTTAAATGATGGGCGTAAATTAAGACTACCTTTATTATTAGTAAATTTTGGTTCTAATGTTTTTATTTGATTATCATAATAAAATGAATTCCACATTGGTGACCATTTTACAATTAAATCTTTATTTAAACTAAAGTTATTATTATTTTTAATAGTTTCAGTTAATTCTTTACTATTTATTAACTGATACCATATTTCTTCTTTAATTTCGTCATAAGTACATTCATAAAATGGTTTTTTAAATAATAAACCATTTTTATATGCAGTACATACCGCAACTGACCATCCTCCTTTTACATTTGGTAAATTTTTACATAATTCAGTTTCTAAATATATTTTATCATACATTAATATAATTAAATCCCAAGGAGAATCTACTAATAAAAATGCATTTTTATCTTTTCCAATTGATATTGATTTATTAAAATATAATTGAAAAGATACTTGCATATGTAAGCATGTATTAGTTAATTTATTTATATTTATTAAATCTCCTTTCAATAAATCATTATTTTTATTAATAATATTATTTAATTGTTCTACTGGAATTGAAAATATATAATAATCTCCTTTTATTTTATTACCATTAATTACAACATAATCAATATTATTATTTTTTATAAAAACATTATTTAATGTATGATTTAAATTAATTTTTACATTATTTTTAATTAAATGTTCATACCAATGATCAAATATTGCTTCACTTGTTGGTAATGTAGTAATATAATCTTTATAATTTTTATCTAAATATGATTTTATTATTTGCATTTCCATACCAACTTTAATAACTGAATTATATGAACCATTATAACGATCCATACCTAACCATTCTCCAATTTCTCTAAATAAACTGGTATCACTTGTTGTTTTTAAAGCCTCCCACCATGATAAATTATCAAGTTGTTTTAATCTTTCATCACATGATGTTAATCCATATAATATTATATAATATGTCTTAATATAATCATATAATGTTAATTTTTTATCTACAAAATTTAAATGTTTATATATTGTCATATTATCTAATGGTGTCTTATTTGGATTATTTATTAATTTAATTTCATTTAATACCTTAAATAAATTATCATAAAATCCAAAAAATACTCTCCAACAATATTCTGTTGCACAACCATCATTATCTCTTGAACTTCTTGCCATACCTCCAATTTTATTTTTCATTTCATATAATTCAATATCAAAGTTATATTTTGATAATTGATGGGCTACTGTTAATCCTCCAATTCCTCCTCCTATTATTATTATTTTTTTCATATTATATATTCTATTGATAATAAATAAATTAATTATTTAAATTCAAAACAAGGTCATTAATACAATCTTTACATTTATCACATTTAGAACAATTATTAACTAAAATTTGTGATAAATAATAAGCATAATGTGTATAACAATATAATGAATAACCAATATTTGGTATTTTATATCTTGGAAAACAACATTGTTTTTTTATTTTAGTTGCACATCTATGAATTTTACAACTTACATTTGCTTTATAATTTGTTTTAACTAATATATTACATTCTGGATAACTACATTTCTTTATTATTAATGGGTTTTTAATTGATGATTTTTTATATATTAAATCTTCAGATGATTCTATTAGATTATCCATTTATTTATTCATTATACTATTTATAAAATATAATTTATTCAATTTTTTATAAAATATTTAATAAATATTTTACAAAAAAAACTGATTTTTAAGTATGTTCTTCACTCATCAATGAGTTTGTTCAGATATTTCTGAACAAGTTTCTTGTTGAGTTTAAAGAAATACTTTGATGCTTTGTAATTGGTATGTGAAACACAATACTTAAAACCAGTCTTCTTGACAAATGGACATGGACGCTCTTGGTATTTCTTGATGTATGTACAACGATGTTTCTTACACGCAATGGTCATTGAATAATTGGTCCGAATTTGTGTTTTGCAATTACCGAAACAACACTTACGCAGTCTGATTTTCTTATCTGAGTTTGGTTTCTTGTATGTTTCAACATACTTATCAATAACATCCATCTCATCATCATGATGACCATCATCGTCATCATCACAATGGTCGTCGTCATCATCGTCATGATGGTCGTCGTCATCATCGTCATCATCATAATGATCGTCGTCATCATCATAATGATCGTCGTCATCATCATCACAATGGTCGTCGTCATCATCATCATAACAATCATCGTAATCATCATCATAACAATCATCGTAATCATCATCATAACAATCATCATCAGGAACATAATCATCATCAATGACAATTGACGCCATAATGATACTTTGAGTATTAGTTCAAAGTATATAG